CTACGCACCTGGACCCGACGCTGATCCTCACCAACAGTGGTTCGGCGAATGTCATGCGTAACCACGCGCGTATTGTGACCCTGACTGGTGGGGCGAACGCGTGGCACGGTGTCAGCACTGCTGGCGTCAGTGCTTCGTGGGATGGCGAGCTGGTTGAGGTTTCTGACGACTCTCCGACCCTGGTTGGTCCGTCGATTCCGGTCTACTCGGCCAAGTCTCTTGTCCAGGCGTCTATTGAGGCGTTCGAGGACATTGAGAACCTGACTGCGGATGTCCTGATGCTGTTCGCGGATGCTCGTGACGTCCTTGAGGGCGCTGCGCACATGACCGGCTCTGGCTCTGGTCAGCCGACCGGACTGTTCACTGCTCTGGACGCCAACACCAACGTCGAGATCGTCTCGACCACGGCGGCGACCATCGGTGAGGTTGACATCCACGCGGTTTACCGTGCGGTTGGTCAGCGATTCCGTGGCAAGGGCACGTGGGTCATGAACCCGCTCTACAACCTGGCTATCAAGCGTCTCGGTACTGCTGTCAGCTCGTCCTACTCGGGTGACCTGACCATGCCGGTTACTGACCGGATCCTCGGTCGCCCGGTTGTGGAGACTGACGACGCTCCGTCCACCCAGACCACCACGGTTCGGGACAACGAGATCGCCTTTGGTGACCTCTCGAACTACGTGATTGTGGACAAGCCTGGTTCGACCAGCGTGGAGTTCATTCCTCACCTGTTCAACACGGCCACCAACCTTCCTGACGGTCGTCGGGCCTGGTACATGCACTTCCGCACTGGCGCTGGCTCTGTCAACGACCGTGCGTTTGCGCTGCTCCAGGACAAGACCTCGGCCTAACGGGTAGCGACCAGGGTGATAGTGGGGATTTCCTTACTATCACCCTGGCTGTAACACAAACGACCGATATTTAGTCGATCGAGGATTAAGCGTCTTTTCGCAGGTCACGTGTGTAACGTTTGCCGTGTACATTCCAATAACACTAAAAGGCCCCTTTTTGATACTCTTGAATCACTATGAAAATTGGGATTGCAAGAGTTTCGACCAGAGACCAGAACCCCGAAGCGCAGGAAGATGCGCTGAAGGCGGCTGGTTGTGAGCAAATATTCACGGACAAGGCCAGCGGGAAATTGGCTCGCAGACCTGAGCTCGACAAGGCGTTGATGGTAGCTCGTGAAGGTGACCAGATTGTCGTTACCAAGCTAGACAGGCTTGGGAGATCCCTGGAGAACCTGATTGAGCTGTCTAAGACCTTGGAGGCACGAGGAATTGTCCTCGTAGTGCTTGACCAAGGAATCGACACATCCACGGCAGTCGGACGGATGTTCTTCCACATCCTCGGAGCCATCGCTGAATTCGAGCACGCTCTGATGACCGAGCGAACCCATGAAGGTCTGGCGGCTGCCAGAGCCCGAGGACGTGTGGGTGGTAGGAAGCCTAAGCTCCGTCCGAGACAGATCAAGTTGGCTCAGGAGATGTACGACTCCCGAGAATACACGGTCCAACAGATCGCTGATGAGTTCAGCGTGACTAGACCAACCATTTACAGGCATCTAGGCAAACAAGCCGCCTAGAGTACCTCTAGAAGCCCCTGAGAGCTGTCTCAGGGGCTTTTTTAATACCAGGGGGAGCGGTTGTCTGCGGGGATGCCGCTCCCCCTTCAAATCCCCGCAGAGCCCCGTATAGGAGTTAACGATGTCTCGTCTATATCGTGTTCGTCCTGCGTCTCAGGGTGGTCCCGCCGCTGTGCAGCATCCGGATCACGGAGAGTATGTGGTTCCTAATCCGGCGCACACCTTCAGCTCGGATGACGCGCTGGTCCGCGCATACCCGTGGCTGTTCGTTGCTGACTCTGAGGATGAGTCTCCTGTAGAGCAGGCGACCAGAGCACCTGGCGAGAAGCGCGCTTACCGGCGTGCCAAGTGAATGAAGGTTCGGCCGTAATCGGCCTGATCGACAACGGTTCATGGTCGGCCTGCTTCGGCCTGTCCTTCCGTGACCTGATGCTTTACGACCTTGGCAGCAACCAGCGTTTCTACTCAACGAAATGCGGCCAGCTAAGGAAAGTCTCCGGGACGATGGGTCTAGTAGCAGCCAGGAATGATATCGCCAGAGACTTCCTGGACAAGACCGATGGCGAATGGCTGTTCTTCATCGACACCGACATGGGCTTTGGACCTGACACCGTTGACCGACTGATCGAGTCTGCTGATGCGGAAAATCGGCCTGTTGTTGGGGGTCTCTGCTTCGCCCTGAAGAGGGAATCGACGGGAGACTTCTACTCGGAGACGTACGGCATCAAGCCGACGCTGTACCAGTACCACGAGCTAGAAACAGAGATGGGATTCGCTCCCATCACCAACTACGAGCGTGACGCCATGGTACAGGTCTCCGGAACGGGAGCTGCTTGTCTCATGATTCATCGCTCTGCCTTGGAAAAAATCCGGGAGAAGCTAGGAGACGTCTGGTTCGACCAGATCACTCATCCTGCTGGCGACAACGGTAAGCCTCGAACGTTCTCTGAGGACCTGTCCTTCTGTATCCGTCTAGCGTCCGTTGATCTGCCTATCTATGTGGACACGTCGGTGAAGACCACCCACGAAAAGGGCGCACTCTACCTGGACGAGCCCACCTATGACCGTCTCAATTCAATTCCAGCCGCGTGAGGTGACCCATGGCTCTTGGTGATTCCTACGCGACTCTTTCTGAGTTCAAGGACTACATCAGCCTCAATGATGACGATCTGATTGACGACCTGAAGCTTTCAGACGCTCTTGCGTCAGCGTCTAGGGAAATCGAGAAGTTCACGGGACGTCAGTTCAACAATACCGCTACGGCTACTCCGAGGTTGTACAGACCTAAGAGAAGGAACCTCGTCAGCATTGACGACTTCCACACTATCGACGATCTGGTTATCCAGACCGGCTATGCAGGATCGTTCTCGACGACCTGGACTGATTCGGACTACCAGCTAGAGCCTCTGAACGGGATCGTTGACGGAGAGCTTGGCTGGCCGTTCTACAAGATTCGTGCTGTGGGAAACCAATGCTTCGATTCCTGTTCAGCCAGAGCGACGCTCCAGGTGACTGCTCAGTGGGGCTGGTCCGAGGTACCGTCTCTGGTCAAGCAGGCTTGCCTGATCATCGCGTCGGAGACCTTCAAAATCAAGGACGCTCCTTTCGGTGTGCAGGGTTACGGAGAATTCGGCCCTGTGCGTGTGAAGGACAGCCCAATCGCTAAGCGCATGCTAGGCCCGTACAGGCTCAATCCCGTGAAGGTGGGCTGACATGTCCCCTACGTCGATTGTGGAGCTCCTACAGGCCATTGAGGCCCGTCTGAGTACCATTCCAGGGCTTCGAGTCTCAGACGTTGTGCCGGATGCGATTAACCCTCCGCAGGCGATCATTGGCGTTCCAGAGATCACCTCGTATCGAGAGACTATGGGCAGAGCTCGATGGGTTCTTACTCCCACAGTGACGGTCCTGGTATCCAAGGCGGGTCCTGGTCGATCAGGTCAGCTAAAGCTAGCCGCATACGCCTCTACGACTGGCCCTGATTCGATCCCAGCCGCCATTGAGTCAGACCAGACCCTAGGCGGTTTTGCTGAGGCTGCCATCGTCGAGTCCTTCCGCCCACTTGGAATGGAAGAGGTGGGAATTATCGGCTACGACGGTGGCGTGTTCGGCCTCAAGGTCGTCATCCCAGGTAAGTGAGACCTCATGAACAAGCAATACCGGGTTACCGGTCCACGACGTGTCTCAGGCGTCTCCAGAGGCTCTGTGGTCACGCTCGATGACAAACAGGTCAACGTACCTGCTCTTATCGAGGCTGGCCATGTCGAGCTCATGAAGACGAAGACGAAAATCGGCGAGAGCGAAGATAAGGAGGATTCAGAGTGACTACTACTGTCCTTACCGACGCCTTCTCGTACGTTCACGGCTACGACTTCACCGTAGACACTAACTCGATCACCCTGACGAACGAGGCAGCTGCTCTAGACAGGACCACGTTCCGATCAGGTGGCTGGACCACGCTCAAGGGTGGACTCAAGTCCGTGTCCTACGCCATGTCCGGCTTCTGGTCGTCTAGCGCTCTGTCGAGTGAGCCCGCATCTGACCGAGAGTCCTACAACGATCTAGGCGTACGAGACCGTGTCTTCACTACGGGTGCCACCGAGACAGAGGGATCTCCGGTCTAC